TATCATATAAGCTGACATATTGGTATGAACCCCAATTTGCATCTTTAGGATCAACTCCTCCATTTTCGTAATATTGATACTGTGATATATATGCCATTATTGTTGATTATCTTTTTGTTCTTCTAAATTAGCAAACTGAACTATTTCAGTTTCTCTTATTTGCATACCTGAGTATTGTAGTATCTTGGTGACTAATCTAACCTCATCGTCAATAGGTAATTCAAAATCCTGATAATCAGGTTGAGACTGATCAAACACAGGTTGACCACTTGCTAATGTGCTGTATGTCCACTTAGGATCTTTAGGGTATCTAATATACTGACTAAATATTTGACCCGGATTATTTATTGTTTTCGGCAATACTGTTATCGAGTCTGAATTTAAAGAATATGCAGGAAATATTTTAGTAGGTGCTGTTAGTATTGAGTTAGCTAACATACTAATTTTACTGTTAGTTACTTTTTCTGCCTCGTAACTTTCATTTTTAAATATAGAATAACCGTCTCCTACTACTGTAAATACACCTTCATCTAAAGCTAGCTGAGTATCGCTAAGTACATTTAGTACTTCTGCTTGCTCAAGAGTAGTCGTGTTGACTACAATATCCCCAACAGTAACTGTGGCTGTAAATGTAGCTGTAGCATCAACTAACTGCAACGCCTGAACCAAAGTGTTAGTGCCACTAACTCTAAATGTTGTATAAGCTATTACTTTATTTAATAAATAGTAATCATCTCCTGTTGTTGTCTGAGATGGCGTAAAGTATTTATTATATGCTTTTTGGTCGAAGTTTTTAATTACAGAGAATGTATCTATAGATTCTTCTATCCCTTTAGTCATATCAGCGTACTCTGTACCTGACACCCTTGCGTTCTCTTTATTTATTGATGTATTGTAATCCGTAAAATAACTTTCAAAGATTTCCAACTGTGCTTGCTTAGCAAACAGATTAAAATCCTGTGGAGATATATACCCATAGTTATTCTTATTAAGAACCGAAAATACTGTATTTCTTACTGAGTTTATCATTGTAAACTTTTATACAAAGATAACAAAAAAAAAGAGTCCGATGAAAATCGAACTCTTATTGTATATACTGTTATGCCTAATAGTTTATAGTAAACTTTCAAGCATTTTTAGAGATTCAATACCTTCATCGCTTCTCAAGTAAGATGAAACAACATACATTGGATCTTCTTCATAAGGTACAACTAACATTCTTGTTTTGTTAGATGATGTATTATACCATACTTCCTTTTTGTTTTTTCTAAATGACAAAAGCCCTTTGTCAAAAAAGTTTTGAACTTCAGCTTGCAATTTTAATGAAGGGTCATTTACAACATCCAAAAACTCGGATGGATCATTTTTAGCAAACAAAAGAATATCTCTTTTTATTTCAGAACTAGATAATTTACTAGGGTCAATTCCAAAAGCAACTCTTGAAATGTTTTCCATCTGCTCTATAGATAGATTCTTAGCTTCTACTAAAGCATCAATTTCTACGCTTAATCTTTCGACATCTGTTACTGCATCTTTCTCATCATCTACTTCTACAAAATCAGTACCATTCATAGGATGTAAATGTAAAAACTTCTGCAAAGAAGGATTGTTTTTAGGAACAAAAAGAAATCCATCTTCGAAAACAATTGGCTCTAATATAGAATTTCCATCTTGCTCATCCTCGAAAGGTGATTTTTGATTTCTTGCATATCTTAAAGCTCTGTTTTCATTTTTTTCTTCATCGAAATAAAGAAGATTGAAACTTGTTGAATTTTTTGTCGGCAAGAAAAATGCCAACGGTGCTTTTTTTGATGTTAATCTGTAGGTCTTGTCTACAGGTATTTGTTTATTTTTCATTTGATTTAATTTACAATTTTAAAAAAAAGGGGGCTTTTACACCCCCTTATAATATTAATTACTATCCTTTAAAGATAACAAAGTTGTTTGCACCTAAAGTACATACAGCTCTCTCAGACAAGAAGTTTACTGTCATAGCATCAATATCGTTAGTCATAGCTCCACCTGCTGAACCTGTAATCCAAGTCTTGTAACGTCTATCTTCAGTTTCTGAAGCACGGTATCTAACGTGCAAGAAAGGTCGCTTAGCATTCTTTCCAAGAACTTGATCATAAACAGTAGTAGATCCGGCAGGAACTAATAATCCGTTTACTTTACCCGAACCTGCAAGACCACCACGCATAGTAGGATCATTTAGATATTTCCAATCAGTTTTGTAGAAATCATACCCTCTACGGAAACCTGTGAAACCTAAGTTTAGAGCCATATCCTTATCGTTATCAAATAGTCCGTAAGACGTACCACCTGCACCGTAAGAATTTTGAGAAGCTAACATATCGTCAACGCTAAATCCAAAATCTCTATTTAAGAAAACAACATTCTCTTCAATAGAACCTTGCTTGTCTAATCTAGTGATAATTTGATCCCATTCAAGTAGTGAAGTTGGGTATCCACCTGACCATACGTTACCTCTATTTTCTACAGCGTAGAAAATACCTTCAGAACCATCAGCTAAGGCAGCATTAGTAACATTAGCCATAGGCACAGCTTCAATCATTGCAGTTTCTAAGTAATCATCAAAACGCAAACGAGTTTCGTGCTCTGATTTCATATACCACAAGTAACCTGTAGCACCATTCTCAGTAGTAACTTCTACCCATCCAATTTGAGCCATATCAGAACCTGATACTTCATATGTATCTTTAAGGATGATTGGTTTGTTTTCAAAAATACTGTCCTCAGCTTCTAAAGAACCTTGCATTCCGGCAGTTCCTTTTTTGAACTCAGAACCGTAGATAAATATTTGAATAGCTGTTGCTGCCTGAAATCCTGCAGGCTGACCTCCTAAATCGTAGTAAGATACTGTAAAAGTAGTACCTATTGGTGCTACTGTAACAATACCTTTAGCTGTATTAATTCCGTCACTAACCATAACAGTTTGACCTACTCTAACGGCTGCTGCTGTAACTCCTGCATCGTTAACAACAAAATCTGAAGATGCAGTACCATCTGCTGTAGTTGTAGTTAATTGAGTGTACTTAGTGTGTAGTCTTCCTTGCTCAGCCCATTTAATAAGGTCAGAGTTAGAAGGCATCTCAGCACCTACCATTCGAAGGAATGAAGCTACTGTTCGATTACCATAACGCTCAAATTCTTTTTCGTAAGTATCAGGTAGATACTGATTCAAGAAATCAAAGTTGGTAATGTAGTTTGTTGAAAGGGGCACACGCTCAGCACTTGGCTGTAAGCTAAACCCCGGTGTATTTAACGCCATTTTTTTACTTTTTTAATTTTTAAACTTATTTTTTACTTCTAATTTTTAAGCCTCTTCCTGAATCGTTGCTCAGAGACCTAATTTGCATCCCTCCTTTAGAAGTTATTTCAGGTGTTTTACGTTCAGACATATTTATGTTTTTTGTCTTACGTATCACATCATCAGTAGCTTCTGCTTTGCCTTGTTCATAAAAGAACTTAGCAAATTTTTCAGGATTCATTGCAACAGACAAGGACTTGTGGTATCCAACTGCATCTTCAATTAGACCATCATCATTTAGGAACTTCTTTATAAAGTTACTAGGATCTGATTGTATCTTTTTTAATTCAGCAGCATCACCCGGAGAAAAAGTAATTTTTTTATCATCAAGCGTGAACTCAAAACCTTTGAACTCACTTCCGAATACATCATTAGTTTTTTTCTCAAACCAATCACGCTTTCTATTTGCTTCTTCTTCGTAAGTCTTTGACGACTCTATGTATTGTTTATATTCCTCTAGTTCTTTCGCATCGCTTTCAGAAATAGAACGCCCACTTGACTCAAGGGGAACTCTGTATTTTTCCTTCTGCTCTTTAAAATAACTTTTGGCTTTAGCAATAGCCTTTTTTCTTGCTATTTTGATTTTCTTAACGTCAGCCTCATCGTCTAAATCTTCATCGTAAACATAGTCATCCATTAACATATCAATGTCTTCCGAATCTAATCCTTCCTCTGTTACGCTAAGATATTCTCGTAGCAATGTATCAGGGTCTAGGTCATCTATGTTTTTATTTAACTTAACAAAATCATCTATACCTCTCCCTGTTTCTTTTTTGTACTTATAATAAGCTGCAACATCTTCAGGCATCTCTTCAGATTCTTTAGCTGCTGTAAGCTCATCAAGAGAGTTAATATCTCTTCCGTACTTATTTTTAATAAATGAAAGAACGCTTTCCTCATTTAGCTCTGAGGGTTGAGCTGTATCTTCTTGAGTATCTTCAGATGCATTTTCTTCAGCAACAACTTCAGTTGTTTCTTCAGCTCCAACATCTTCATTCAACTTTTCTTCGTGTTTTTCAAGCAATTCTTGTTCAACTTCCTGAACAGACTTTGACTCGACAGCATTTACTTCTCTTACTTTTATTTCCATTTGATTATATTTTATGCAAAATTAAACAAAAAATAATTGTGTTTTTTTACCTAGGCTCGAACTCAGCTAGGTCAAATCCATCTAAACTATCCTCGTTAGATTCAAATTTCATAGGTGGCAAATTATTCTTTCTTTGATTTATTAGTTTTGATTGCTCAGAGTTTTGCTGACTAATTCGTTCTGACTTAGCCTTTTCTTTATTATTTTCTCTAGAAGCCAATGAATCAACCTCCATCTTACGAAGTTGAACCTGCAAGTTAAACTCTTTGTCCATTAATTGAGATTTTAACATAGCTTCGTTTTTCATCTTCTCTATCTCAAAAGCAACCTCAGCTTGTTTTAGTTGCATTTTAGACTGCGACTCCATTTGTATTTTCTGCATAGCAGTCTGTGCAGCCATTTGCTGAGACTGCAATTGCTGTTGTGCAGTTATAGCTTGCTGCTGTGCAGCCATCTTTTGCTCTCTTTCTTGCTTAGCCTTACGCTTAACTTTTAGTAACTGATTAGCTAATTTAAGATTCTTAATCTCTCTTATGTCAATAGCATCTTCAAGGTTTATATCACCCTTAGATAGTGCCATTTGAATATTTTGCTCAAGCTGTGCTTTTTGCTCTTCGTCAGGAGATACTTCTATAAATATACCAAAATCATATATGTATAATTCATTTATATCATCTAATATACTTACATTATACTTTCCTATTTTATTTATAAACTCATCTTTAAAGTCGGCATATTCTAATATATCTGCAACTCTGTACGACAAACCTTCTGCCATTGTTTTGTACATATACAAACTTCCATCTAATATATGTCTAGTTGCTGTGTTTGAATTAGCTGCTGCCAACTTTTGTAATCCAACTAAAGAATCAGGATCAGGAGAACTTCCATCTCTAGCCTCATTAAGACCCGTTACGTTTCTTATTTGGTTTAAGTAATGGTTATAGTTCCCTATAAGCATTTGTGCCTTAGAAGCACCTGAGTTAGCCGTTAATTGTTGAATTGGTACTCTTGCATTATTAAACTCACCATCTCCTGTGTAACTTCTACCGATAACACTACCCGTTTGGAAGTATAGTCTTAATGCATCTTCAGGGTTGTATGCTGCACCTGTTCCTAAATCCACCTCACTCAATCCATCTGCATCTATAAATACACCATCGGGTACAACTCTTGATATAACTTGCTGTAACTTTAAGTGAGTTATTTGTATTAAATCTGCGAAAGGAATCATTCTTCTTACTAATGACTCTATAGCACCTTTATACATTCTTGGTGCAACTGCAACATAATTAGGAAGTGCGTGCTGACTAGCAGACTTTGGTCTAACCATATTTTCAGCCAACTCCCATTTTAGCATTATGTTAGTACCCATAACCATAACACCATTATACCAAACGTCTATAGTCTTTTCTACTTTTTCGAATGACCCTTCTTCCATCATTTCTGTTGGAGGATTAAATTGATCATCTTTTTCTACCATAGAAATAGCACCACTATCTTTAATCTTTTTCTTATATACAATCTTTTTAGTTGTCTTATAATTAAAGTACATTAGAGTTGTGGTGTCTCTATAAAATATATCGTTATCGTAATACTGAGCTACGTTATAG